TATTGGAGTTGGAAGCGGTACAGTTGATTATGTGTACGCTGTTCCATTGTTACATGGTATGGGAGGGAATAGGAACGGTCTTCCATTCCGTTTTTCAGTTTAGCATATGCCATTGCCTGTCCGACAGACTTGAAGGTCTCTAAAGCCCAAAGGAAGGTATCTACAATGCCTTCATATGCAAAGACATACAGTTCACTTGAATTCCAAGCACAGGCAATACAATCCTGTCCGTTGGCTGTCTGACCTACAAAGAGAGACTTGACCGACGATGATTGGAAATTCTTGATTTCCCAGAGTTTCATAGTAGTGTTTTCCATGTCTCTATATTACAGCAAGTTATATCACATTGCAATACTTATTTAGTTATTAACTAAAAACAATGATTTTCTTGACAAGTGATTGGATCTATGGTAGTGATCCAGGTCAAAAAATTTATTTGACAAATTTTTTCAGGAATGGTATTTACCATTCCTTTAGTAAGATAGCAAAAAAATATCCCCCTTTCGGGGGATATGTCTACTCTGTAAACCAGTCCTTCAGTTTGTCCGTTTTCATCTTACACAAGGTAAGTGAAACAATACTTGTGATTACAGCAGATACTGTAGTCCAAGTTTCCTCATTCTTATCAGTATCAAAGCAATAGATGCTGTTTCCGCCAAAGTTAGGACTATTGAATCCTTCACTGTTGAAACTTTGTGTCATCACCATCGATACACCTGTTATAAAGTCCTGAAGCATACCAGTACCAGAACTAGCGTGAACAAAGGTAATATGGTTGCAGTCAGGGTTTTGCTTCTTAAGGTAGTTCTCAAAGTACCATTGCTTCCGATACCACTTTCCTACGTTAGCATCACATCCCTTTTCACTTGCAAGACGTGTGATGAATGCAACAGGCTTTCCTTGGTAGTAAAACACCGCTTCGCCAGCACGGGAAAGAGTAAAGCATCCTACACCTCCGGGAATCAAATTGTCCTTAAGTAAACGCTCTACGACAAAATCAATCTCAGTTGCCTTGAAAAAGTTACCAAGATATGTTGTAACGTCAAACAAATTGTTCATCTGCACTAGGCTTGACTCAGAAGCCGCTCCGCCATGACCAACATTTAAACACGCACTTGCCATTACTGTTCTCCAACCTTGTGATGATATATTGTACTGTATATATTTATGGCTGTCAAGAAGAAAAAATTATTGACAAACTTTTAAAGGTATGGTGTTTACCATACCTAAAAATAAATCCCAAGATTTTTCTTGGGATTTATTTATTATTTTGTTGGTTTGTTTATCGTCAAGGTTGAAAGCAAACCAAGCATCAACGCAACCATACCAAGCAAGACGAGAAGAGTGTGGATTACTGTATTCATACCTATATATTACCTCTTGTTATACTACTTTGCAATACTAGCAACAATAAATTTCACCCTCTTCATCATGCCCAGACTGGATGCAATGCTGGAGGTTTGTTCCTACTGGCGAATAGGTCATTGTTACTACCAGCTTTTGAAAGAACTCTTTGCCATAGCGTTTGATAATAAGGTCAAGGGTTTTCTGGACAACGACATTGAGATTCTCAAAAGTAAACTCACTGTTACCCCAATGATTAGGAGTTAACGACGACGTGTCGCCCTTGACTGAACGGGAGCTGATTTCTACCGACTTGATAGTGTAAAGGTTTTCCATACCGTAATTATATCACATAGTGTATACCTGTCAAATAAAAAATAAATTTGACAAAGTTTTTCAGGCACGGTAAATACCGTGCCTGAAGATAGATTGCAAAAAAAATAAAAAAATAATTATCCCTTGACTTTCGCCAAGGGATATGATAAGTCTACTCTGCGTAGACTTTCAGTTCATTGGTTTCAGGAATGTACCTGGTTTCAAAGTCGTCAGAGTTGATGAAGTCTGCAATCTTTGCATTGAATTCTTCTTCTGTCATACCTTCGGTATAACCAAGGTCGGACATGGAGAGTTCCCAGAAACGGTTGGTGGAAAACTCAAGTTCTACTTTTGTATCTTTGTTCATGCCTATATATTACAGCACGATATACACTTTTGCAATACTTATTTATGTATGATCTATTAACTAAATAAGCCTTGCAATAATATATACAAAGTGATATATTATGTACATGAACGATATGAATCACATCACAGCCCTCGCCATGGAAGTTGGAATGCAGAAAGCATATGTGGAGATTCTGCATAGGATGCTTAAAAACAGCGTCAAGAATCAGTTTACCCTTGCTGAAGCAGACCGTATACTTGCAGAATCACAAACTGCCAAAGAAAGAGCAAAAGCAAAAGCAATGGAGATGTAGGTCTTACCACATATCCAATATCTTGTCAAGTAAAAAAAATATTTGACAAGATATTATAGGCTTGGTATTTACCAAGCCTGTAGTAGGATTGCAAAAAATATTAAAATAAAATATCCCTTGACATTTGTCAAGGGATATGATCAGCCTACTCTTGTTAGGATTGATCCCTATCCCATTCTTCAAGAGCAACTTCTGTTGCATCTTGAAGCAACTCACTCATTGACATTGTTGGGTTTTGCCTTAGGAGTATGGCTAACTCAACAACAACGTATCCTTTGAAGGATGGATCACCTTCGACGTGATCATTGACGAACTGGATGATTGGGTCAGTAGTGTTTCTCATACAAGTAGTATATCACATTGTATATACCTGTCAAGATATTTTATAAAACATATATGAACAATGCAGATCCAGAATTGTATCCTGTTGATTATGATAATATGATCTCTGACGTATGGTTATATGTTAATCCATTAACTGGTAAGCATGCTAAAACAACTAACAATGGTCGTTTAGCAGTTTTCCTAAATGAAAGGATCGGACGTAGTTATGAAACAGTGTCTACAGCATTGTCAGGAATGATAGGATATACAGCTAGTTGGGATGAAATGATTGATATAGCGAACAAGCAGACAGGTGGATCCTATGAACTCTTTACTAATCATTGTAACTAACGTATTATTTGTATGTTTCATTATGTGGTTGTTTGTATTTTGGTATATGGCTTGGAAGAATGGCAAAGATAATAAATAAGACAGATCATGTTATAGCGCTTATGATAGATGGCGAATGGGAAACTATTATGCCCTATGGTCTATCCTGTAAGTTAAAAGCAACTAAATCAGAACCTATAGTAAAAGATGGTATACAGTTTAACCCTATACGTTATGATAGTGTTATAGAACTACCTAATAGACAACTAGGCACTATCATCATTGTAGAGAGAGAAGTAGCCTTGTTCTTATGGAAAACCAAGTATAGGGAAGATGTCTGTTACTTAGACTACCCTTTAGTTAGAGATGATAAGTACAATAGTCTTGCTGCTATGAGTCTTGTATGTATGAGTGAAGCACTTGTACGTTATTGTTTGTAAGACTATTCTCCCCTTTACTATTTAGAGTGGTAGGGGGGGGTATGTTAGAATAATCGTTGGGTTCCCGCTCCCCCCGTCAAAAAAAAGGCCATATGCGAGAAAATCGTAGGCTATATTTTGGGGCACATAGGGGGGGCTTATAATTTTCGAGTTTTCCCCCAGATATAACCATCCTTTTTGCCTTGGTATATATATAAATTTTCTCCCCTACATTTTGGCCCAGGAAAGGAAGGGGGGGTGGTTAAGTTTTTCCGTTTTCCCCTGAGAATAACCATCCTTTTTGTGTTGTATTGGTATATAGTTTTTGGCCAAGATTGTCTGATAAAGTTTCTGACAAATATATTTATTCTTCGATAATATTTTTTTGTCAGAGTTTTATCAGAGTTTAGGGGAGAGTTATTATCTGTACAAAACCCTTATAATGGTTTTTGAAGAAAAAAGTCTCAATGATATTTTGGCTACTAATAAGTTTGCTAATCTTTTTTTAGTTGTAAGCCAGGATAATGTTGGTGCCTGTGATTACAAAATTGTTTCGAGGCTTGATGGTAAAGATAGTAAAGTTCCATTTTTATTTTCATATATAAATGGCAATCATAAGATCGCAAGCAATGTTCTGCTTCATATTAGTGATTTATTAGAAGAAAAATTTTCTTTAAGTGAAATATGTTCTAGAGCAGATTTAAATAATAAAACAATTTTGGGTTATGCTGGTAAGGATAATAAACGTGATAAGTATTGGTTAGTTAGTTGTAATATTTGCAATCATAAGAGTAAGCTTCTTAGTAGATTTTTTTCTGTTTGTAAAACTTGTGGTGTAATTTCAAAAACAAATACTTATGAGCATTTTAGTAGTTGTGCATCAGTCAAGCATAACGATAAGTATATTTACAGTCCTGATGGCTATGTAAATACTAGCACTAAAATACCGATTTTTTGTACTAAGTGTCAAGATTATTTTATGCAAACACCTCACAGACATTTGCAAGGTGATGGTTGTCCAAGATGCAATGAATCAAAAGGCGAGATGAGGATTGCTAAATATTTGGCTAAAAAAAATATTAAGTTTGTGAGAGATAAATATTTTGATGGGTTGAGGGATAAAGGGCCACTTAGACCAGACTTTTATTTATCAGAATTAGTTTTATTTATTGAGTTTGATGGCGAGGGTCATTACTTGCCTTGTTTTGGATCTACCTTAGAGGAAAAGAAGAAAAATTTAGAGGATTGTCAGCGCAGAGATCGTGTAAAGGATGAGTGGGCAAGAGAGAACAATATTCCTTTACTGCGAATACCTTATTGGGATTTTGATAAGATTGAGGAATTGATAGATGCATTTATTCTTCAACACACTAAGAAGAAAGAGACGAAGCAATTAGTTTTAGACATATAAAAAGAGGGAGATTTTATTCTCCCTCTTTTTGTTGCAGCATACTGTTGAAATATTGTATTAGTCTCTTGGATCCCAGAATGGATTTTTTCTTTTATATTTTTCTTCAGCAATTGAAACACCCATATTGTTTGAGAATCCATTTATCATTCTTCCTATAAGTAGTTTCCAAGAAGGTGAGAAGTGTTCAATCTTTGCGCTTCCATTTTTGCTTTTGTATGTTTCGAAGGCTTTTTCTGCACCAGAGTCTGTCATTGCTTCTTCTAGTTCTACATTTGAAAAACTTGTTTTAATCATCGCATCTATCATGACATTATTTTATCATATATTCTGTGATTTATTATTGTTCAAGTTTATCAGGAAGATATTTTTTTGTATACGTATGATTTTATTAAAATCTGTTGCTTGGACTTCCTCTAGGTGCTTCAGGCAATGAATAATCTGTTGATTCAAATCTGTTTCTTATGCTTTCTGAATAATTTTCATTTGGTGCTTCAGGAGTTGCAAGATCTGTTGATCCAAAAGGAGATTCAGGTTGTGCATTTTGGCTTACATTATTAGACAATGAAGAAATTTCTTGTACTTTTCCACTTAGTTTCTTTCTTGTAACATTTGCTTCTTCAAAAGAACTTTGTATTTTCTTTGTGAGCCTAATCATCATTTCTTCGTCTCTACCATATTGACTAAACATTTCTTGTTGTAATCTTTTGAATAATCTGTTAAGGTCTTCAAGTTCTCCGCTTAATCTATTTGATAACGCATTAACTTGGCTCATAACTTGATTTATATCATTTGATTCAATCTGTGAAGTGATTTTTCTTTTTACGTTAGATAGTGTGAAAGCATCTTCAAACATTTCATTTTCTTCAAGAATTTTTGCAATATCATTTAATGATGCAATTATTTGTCTTTTATTCATTTTATTGCCCAGGTTTTTCGGGTGAGTATTTTGTTGTGTATGCAGGTTGAGTAGTATCTTCAACTAATTCATTATTTGACATATATTGTGGATTAATGCCTGCTCTTCCTGTTTTCAAAACATTTTTCAAAGCAAGTAATACCAATCCTCTAAGTTGAGATGATTGGTCCTTGACTCTAGTGTTTTCTTTATCACTTGCTATTGGAAGTCCATAATTTTTGGAACTTTCTTCATCGATTGGTGCTTGTCTAATATTCTCATCACGCAATTTATTATATTCTGACCAAATAT